TAGAAAAGAAAACACAATATAAGAAATATATTGAAAGTTCGGGATTAATAGCAAGAAATTATAAATTAGTTCAGTTACTAGATATTGATGTAAGTTTGCAATCTATACAGGCGTTAGAGAGTTGTTACGAAAATAAAAAAACAAAGTTTAATTCTTATAAGTTACGCATTAACTTATTGAGCGAAAACATATCGCCTAACAATATAGATAATTGGGTTTCGGTATTTAATTCGGTTCTTCATGAACCAATAACATTTTAGGAGATAAATAAATGGCGCATACAGATGTTGATTCTTTTCAGTCATTTGGACCAAATTTTCAAAATTGTGTATTACAAGCAGCTTTGATTGATAGAGAATTTTTTGAAAAGATTTTTGAAACTTTAAAAGAAGAATATTTTACATCAGAAGCACATAAATCAATTTGGTTGGAGATAAGAAAACTCTTTAATAAGTATAATGCGGCACCCACATACGATACATTAAAGAGTGAAATATCTCAGTATCCTGAAGGTGAATTAAAAGAATCAGCAATTAATGTTTTATTGGATGTTGAAACAAAAGTTAATCGTCAAGAAATTGAATATGCAAAAGACAAGTCATTAGAGTTTTGCAAAAACCAATCTATGAAAGCAGCTATACTTAAATCAGTTGAATTGCTGCAAGAAGGCAAGTTTGAAGAAATTCAAAAGACAATTGAAGATAGTTTAAAGATTAGTACTGAGCAAGATATGGGTCATGATTATTTTGATTCATTTAAATCAAGACAAGAAATTCATTCTAGAGTGACTGTACCTACAGGATTTCCATTACTTGATGCTAACGAAGTGTTGGATGGAGGGTTAGCTAATGGGGAGTTGGGTGCAGTGATGGCACCTACTGGTGGTGGTAAATCATTTTTCTTGGTGAATCTTGGATTCGGTGCATTAGCTGCGGGTAAGAATGTTATTCATTACACATTTGAATTAAGCGAAACTCATGTTGGCAATCGTTATGATAGTCGTATTACAGGAGTGCCAACAAAAGAGTTGCGCAGCCGTATGGTAGAAGCAGAAAATAAGTTGGCACGTTTTAATGGAGGCCAGTTGTTTATTAAAGAATATCCACCGAAGGTTGCAACCATTAATACAATTAAATTTCATATGGGTAGATTGTTATCAAATGGGTTTGAACCAGATCTTATCATTATTGATTATGGTGATTTGATGAGAAGCCGCCGTGGGTATGATCAGAAACGCTTTGAGTTAGAAAGTATTTTTGAAGATCTTCGTGCGTTGTCGATGGAGATGAAGTTGCCGATTTGGACGGCAACTCAGAGCAATCGCGAAGGATTCAACGATGATATTATTACTATTGATAAGGTTGGCGAAGCGATAAATAAAGCGATGGTTGTAGATTTCTTCGGTACCTTCTCACAACGTAAATTTCATATTGGTAAAAATCGTATGGGGCAAGCTAATGTTAATTATAATATTGATATGGACCCAGCACGTGCTTTTATTGATTTGAATGAAAATGTTAGTGGTGGAATTACAATGGGTGAAAAAGTAAATAATATGTTGGGCGATAATAATTCAATGAAAAGCTTTTACAGAAGCTTTAAAGATGAGGTGGAAAATTAGAGAATGGAAAGGTTAACAATTACGCGAACCAGACGCTGGGGAAATTCAGAGATACAAATTAACAATGTGTATTCTGAGGCTCGAAGTAAAGTAAAAATGGATAAAGTAATTAGTATGGCTAATGATATGATTACTAGAGAAAGTGTCATTACTAACGAAGAAATTGAATATGAGGTTTTGTGTTCAAGAGATAATGGAACTACAGAATTTATTCATAGAGTAGAAAAAAAGGGGAAAAGAAGTATTTAATGGCTCGTTACGGTTATAAGTGTGTAGATTGTGGCAGTGAGTTTGAAATAGAATGTTCTATAAAACAATATGATAGACATAAGAAACAAACGTGTAATCGATGTCAGGGTAACAATGTTAATAGAACTGTAGAATTAACACCAGTTCATTATGGGCCTGGTTTTTTTAAGGACGGTTATGAAAGTGCAAAGAATATAAAGAAATCAACTTCAGAAACTTCAGACGACGGAGACTAGTATTGGATATCTCACAAAAAATTCTATCAGAGATTACAGTTTATATGAAATACGCCCGATATCTTCCATCAGCCCAACGGCGTGAAACTTGGGAAGAAATGATTACACGTAATAGAGATATGCATATAGAGAGTTTTCCTAAGTTAACTAGTGAAATAGAAAATGCCTATAAGTTAGTTTATGATAAAAAAGTTTTACCGTCTATGCGTTCTTTGCAATTTGCTGGTCCAGCTATTAAACAAACACCATCACGCATTTATAATTGTGCGTATCTTCCTATAGATGATTACCAAGCTTTTAGTGAGGTAATGTTTTTGTTGTTAGGGGGCACTGGCGTTGGATATTCAGTACAACGGCATCATGTGGATAATTTACCTTCCATTACTATTCCTACTAAACGGCGTCGATACCTTGTGGGGGATAGCATTGAAGGATGGGCTGATTGTATTAAGATGTTAATGAAGGCATACTTTTGTGGGCGCCCAGAACCTGAGTTTGATTTTAGTGGTGTCCGCGCAAAGGGAGCGTTGTTGGTTACAAGTGGTGGGAAAGCACCGGGCCCAGAACCTTTAAAAGATTGTGTGCATAACATAAAGCGTATTTTAGATAGAAAAGAAAATGGCGATCAACTTTCAACTTTGGAAGTTCATGACATTATTTGTTGGATTGCCGATGCAGTATTGTCTGGCGGTATTCGGAGATCTGCTACTATTAGTTTGTTTTCTATTGATGATCAAGAAATGTTACAATGCAAGTTTGGAGATTGGTGGGATACAGAACCTCAGAGAGCGCGAGCTAATAATTCTGCAGTAGTGGTTAGACATAGAGTAAGAAAGAAAGATTTCTTCGCTATTTGGGAAAAAGTAAAAGAAAGTGGCGCAGGAGAGCCAGGTGTTTATTTTACTAATGATTCTGAATGGGGCACTAATCCATGTGCTGAAATTGCATTAAGACCCTTTCAGTTTTGTAATCTTTGTGAAGTAAATGTAAGTGATGTAGAAACACAGCAAGAGTTGAATGATAGAGTAGTAGCTGCGACTCTGATTGGTACTCTTCAAGCAGCTTATACTAATTTTCATTATCTTCGTGATGTATGGAGAAGGACTACAGAAAAAGATGCATTGCTTGGAGTTGGTATGACAGGCATTGGAAGCGGCCGGGTCCAGCAATTTGATTTGGAAGCAACATCAAAACTTGCTGTAGAAACAAATAAGTATTATGCAACTGAAATTGGTGTTAACCCAGCTGCTCGCATTACTACAGTAAAACCAAGTGGAACAACTTCATGTGTGTTAGGCACTTCAAGTGGGGTTCATGCTTGGCATAATGATTATTATGTCCGTCGAATCCGCGTAGGAAAGAATGAGGCAATTTATACATATCTTATCCTTCGACATCCTGAGTTAGTTGTCGATGATTTTTTTAAGCCTGAAACACAAGCTGTTATTTCTATTCCACAACGTGCACCAAATGATGGTATTTTGCGACATGAAACTTCTTTAGAGTTGTTAGAAAGAGTGAAGGACATATATAATAGATGGATTGTACCTGGCCACCGACAAGGTAACAATACTCATAATGTTTCATGTACTGTTTCTGTAAGAGAGGAGGAGTGGGAAGAAGTAGGCAAGTGGATGTGGCAAAATAGAGAGTATTATAATGGAATTGCAGTTTTACCATATTTCGGAGGTAATTATAAACAAGCGCCTTTTGAAGATATTGATGAAAAAACTTTTGAAGGAATGTTTATTAAACTTAAAGAAGTAGATTTATCTAATGTTGTAGAAGTAATAGATAACACTAATTTAACTGGCGAATTAGCATGTGCTGGAGCGTCATGTGAAATTATATAGAAAAATGGAGGCCGCATGGCTAATAGAGTACGCGACGTTATTAAAACAGTAAGGCGTGATTATTCTAAGGATGATATAAAAAACGAAAGAATTGAGAGATATCATCGTGAATTAAAAGAAGCTAATGAATATTTTGAGCAGGAAAAGGAAAAAAGTGAAGCTCAAAAAACTCATGAAAGATACAGGCGCAAGCAAAAGACAGAGAGCGGCATGTCTTTAGAGAACCTTATAAAACCTGCACAAAAAGTTGTAGAAAAACCTGGCACTTATTTTCATGGTCCGCTGAAAAAATTGGCTGAAGAATTCAGTGATATTAAAACTATAACTACGTATATGACAATGGGGCAGATGATCAAGTATAGTCAAGAAGACTGCTGTCTTTATGATAGAGACGGCAAAATGGTTTACAATGAAAAAACGCAGGAGTGTTTTGAGTAGAATAAGTTTTGAAGAGCTATTTGTAAAAACCACTAAATTAGTTGCTAAAAGATCATCGTGTGTGAAAGCTCAGCAGGCAGCCCTTTTAATTAAAGATAATAGAATTATTTCTTTTGGATACAACGGGCCGCCTGCAGGCACTCTTAATTGTTTGGAAGAAGGCGGTGAAGAAGTTTGTGGAAAAGATAGTAATGGTTCTTGTTTTTTAGGAGTACATGCTGAACAAAATGCAATTGGTTATGCCGCCCGAAATGGTATTGATACTGAAGGGTGTATTATTTATTGCACTATGACGCCGTGTATTTCTTGTGCCAAGCTTGTATCAGCGGCAGGAATAAAAGAGTTTTATTATTTAACTGAATATCGTTTAGATGATGGTCTAAGGTTTTTAGAGTATTGTGGAATAAAAACATGGAAGATAGAGAAATAGTAATAGCGAAAGTAAATGAGTACATTGATTGGTTAGGGACACCTAATGAAGCTTTTGGTGGATTCCCAATTTGCCCCTTTGTAGAAAAAGAAAGAGCTTCTGGCAAGCTCAAGTATGAAATTTTTAAGATAGGTTTTACTAAACCTATTTTTGATTTAATAGAAGAGTGGGATGAGGAAGATGATTATAACTCTATGATTATCGCCTACTTATCTGATATTAAAATGTCTGAGTATAAAACATTTCAACATTGGCTTAATAGAGAATTACGGGAAAGAAGTATGGGTTATGTCAAAGTAATCTGTTTCCATCCGGATGATACTTTTGAGGTTGATGGAGTAGCTACGAGAGCACGTGCTCCGTATTTTTTAATAAATGTTGCCTACGGCGACGAGCTTAATAAGGCGCATCAGCATCTTAAAGCAACTAAATACTTTGATAAATTTACAGAAGAAAGTAAAAAGTATCTTAAAACAGAGGTTTGAAAATCCGCGACGACTTAATTTTTCAAACTGGAAAAAAGCCTTGACAAAATGGAAAAAATTGGTTATATTTAGTATATAGAAATTAAGGATATTTAAGGAGATTTTATGAGGAAAATTGAGTCGTTTACGCACCTACATTTACATTCTAGTTTTGGGAGTATCCAAGACGCGGTAGGTAAACCAATTGCTTATTGTGAGAAAGCAGCAAATATAGGGCAATCTGCGCTGGCGGTTAGTGAGCACGGATCGTGTGCGAGTCACTTCGCTTTTCATCAAGCAGGAAAAGAAACTGATACTCACATTATATATGGCAATGAGTTTTATTTTGCAGCAGATAGAACGCTGCGTGGGTTTACAGATGAAGAAAAAAATGGATTAACTGCTACAGAAATAAGAGATGCGAATAAGGCACGGCTTCGGAAGGCTCATTTATTGTTGATTGCTGAGACAGACGAAGGTTTACATAATATTTATAGGCTTAACTATCATGCCAACACTTCTGGCTTTTATGGTAAACCCACCATAGATTTACCTTTATTGCGTCAATATAGTAAAGGCATTATCGCAACGACTACTTGTGTCATTTCTCCTATGGCAAGGATGCTTCAGAATAAAAAGATAGATGATATGAGTATATGGTTTGAGGATATGCTTACTATCTTTGGTAAGGATAGGTTTTTTATTGAGCTACATCCTCACGACTTGGATATACAACGAGAATATAATCAAGTGCTTATTGAGATGTTTAGAAAGAAGTATGATGTAAAGACGTTAATTTGTAATGATGTTCATTATGCTGATGAATCCCATCACGAAATCCATAATTTTTTATGGAGGCTTAATACCGATGGCAAATTTGATGAAGCAGGTATAGATAAACTACATTTTGCCACAGAAGAGGAAATGATTCAGAAGTGGTTTGATGCGGGAATGGGTGATATCATTGGTGATGAATATTTGTATGAGGGCATAGAAAACACAAAAACGATAGCAAATCGGTGTAATGCTCGTCTTGATGTAGATACTATAAAGGAGCCCAAGTTTGATGTACCGAACGGTTACAAGGGCAGTAAAGAGTATATTTTACACCTTTTAAAGAAGGGTATGGAGTCGAAGGTAAGAAACAATCTTATATTAGAAAAAGATGTATCAAAGTATGTGGATAGGTTAAAAGAAGAATTAGAATTAATTTCTGATAAAGGTTATTTAGATTACTTTCTTATTACAAATGACTTTACGCAGTGGGCATATGAGAACGACATTCTTATGTCACCAGGTCGTGGCAGCGCAAGTGGTTCTTTGGTTTGTTGGCTCTTAGGTATAACTCATCTAGACCCAATTAAATATGAATTATTTTTTGAGCGGTTTATGAATCCAGAAAGAATTAAGGAGCCAGACATTGATAATGACTTTCAAGACAGCCGTAGAACAGATGTTAAAAATTACGTGGCCTCCAAGTGGGGCGAAGCTAATATTGCTTCTGTTGCTGCCTACTCCCGTTATTCTGTTAATACTCTTTTTAGGGACTTGGCGAAAGATAAAGGGATCGACTATAAACTTTCTAACCAGATCGCGAAAACGATTAGTGGGCATATTTCGTTAAATAAAGAATTAACTTCTTTTACAGAGTTGATGAACAGTAATGCTGAGGTAAAGAGTTTTATTCAATCTTTGGATAAGAAAGAAGCACAAGATTTTATCACAACTATTGATACAATGATTGGTAATGTAAGGAACCAGACCATTGCAGGTGGAGGAGTAATTATTTCATCTAAGCCATTGTATGATGTAATGCCGTTAAAAAAATCAAAAGAAGGTGATTTGATTACAGAATGGCAAATTGATGAACTGGCAAAGATGAAGTTTTTGAAGATTGATATGTTGGGGTTATCTACTTTGTCCATTATAAAAGAAGTGATGGAAAAGGTTAATGTAACAATGGATGATCTTTATAAGATGCCAATAGATAGAGAACTGTTGTCTGAAGATGAACAAAAGTATTACGATAGGGCGTATGAATTGTTATGTAATGGTGAAACTTATGGAGTGTTTCAGTTTGGCGGATCTAATATAACGAGATGTTTGCAAAAAATGATTCCACGAAATGTGGAAGACATAGCTGCAGTGAATGCTATTTATCGTCCTGGTGTTATTAAGATGGGTGCATTGGACTCATTTCTCCGGAGAAGAAATGGTCAAGAAGAATCAAAGAATAATCATCACAAAATATTTGATGACATTCTAGCATCAACTGAAAACATTATGATTTATCAAGAGCAGTTTATTCAGATGTTTAATCGGTTGGGGTTAAACTTTGGCCAAGGTGATATTCTGAGAAAGATTGCAGAAAGTTTAGATCATAAGAAATGTAATGAGTATCTTGAAGAGAATTTATATTCTCATCCAGATAAGCTGGTGTTGTCTTTAAAGGAAACAAAAGCGGTAGCTAAGAAGTTGATTGATAATGCAGGGTATTTGTTTAATAAATCACATGCAATTGGTTATAGTATCTTAGCTTATTGGACAATTTATTTTAAGGCTAAGTATCCGGCTGAGTTTGCTGAAGTGATATTGAATCATCATTTAGGTGAGCATGATGAGATAGCACTTGGATTGACAATGGGCCGAAGATTATTGGATGAACCAAAGGTAACATTAGGTACCATTAATAATTTTTCTAAAAACTTTAAGGTTACTAAAGAGGAAATTAAGGTTGGATTAAAGAATGTTAAGGGTTTGGGAGATAGTGTATTAAATAAGTTGTGGAATAGAGGCACTGATTTATTTTCCGGATGGGAAACCTTTACTGATTTTTATGTTGATAATCTTGAAAGGAAAATGATTCCTCACAATCATATGCAAACTTTGATTAGGTTAGGTATGTTTGAAGGTATGACGTTTTGTAATAAGGAGTTTACGAGAAAATCTTTGTGTGATATTACAGACATATATAATGTTCTTTTTACAACGACAAAGAAAAAATTTAAAGAGCTGATGGTAAAAATATTTGATGATGAGGAATTATCGTTTAATGATTTGTTTGAAGAAAGTAAGATTGTATCTTTGATGGATTCTTTGAATGTTGATCCAGCAGAAGAGTATAAAGAAAAAGAATTAATTAATTTTGAGTTAGAGTATATTGGTTTTAGGATTTCGGAAAATAACGAAAGGATACAACAAATAACTGAAGTTGTAAATAATTTAGAGATAAAACATATCTCTGAATATGATGATGACGAAGAAGATCTATCACTTTTTTGGACAAAGATTAGTACAGTAGAAAAATTAACAACTAAAAAAGGAAAACCATATGCAAATGTAAGAGCAGAAGATGGTAGCAGTTTTAGAGTTTGGCATAATAAACTGCAGTATTGCGAAGAAGATTTGGTTCCTGGCAAAATCATAGCTGTCAAATTGACATCTGACACTTTTGGTAGACAGTTGGCATGGGATAGGTATAGTTTATTGAATGAAGATAATATATTAAAATTACAAGAGGAGTTATACTAGTGCATACTGATATTTATTGTATATATTAGTGGAGATTTTTTATGGCGACATTTAAAAAAGATACGAAAAAAGTAACGCGTGAGGAGATTGTGGATAAGCCTGGGCGACTTGCTGCCCAGATTATTCTTAATCAATTGCATGATAATAAATTCAACATGTGGTTCATTGGCAATACTGAAGGAAATCAGCTTTACACTGTAACCTTAAGTAATGAAGAAAAAGCTATAGTGGGTTTTATTGATGAGAGTATTGCTAGTAATTATATTAATAGAAAGAATATTATATCTACGATAAATAGAAGTTTTGGGCCTAAAGTGGTATTGGTGAATTTGTCGTTGCATAAAATACATGAAGTTATGGAGAATAATTTTTCGGCATCAGTACAAATTACTCCTAATACAATGACACATCAACTTACAAAGCAACCTATACAAACGGTTATTGTAAACCCTAATGATCATGATTTTTTTGTTCCTTTGAATATTCCTTATATTATTAAAAAATATGCGGAGGATCTTGAAGTAGGAGGTTTTGAGATAGAAAATCATAAAGATGAAAAAGAACTGTCTTTTTATGAAATTGATAGAGAATCTAAACGATATGTTTTTTGTCCAGAGGGTCCAGCACAACATGGGCCACAATTTGGAGAGGGTTAATAATTATAGGTGAGATATCGGGTTAGTCATCGGCATTTTTTAAGTTGGATCTCCCACAAATGGTTTTTATCCAACAAGAATTTAAAAGTGTGTTTGACTAACCCTTTTTTTTAATAAAGGAAATGTTATGACTGAAGAAATATTAGAGGTTGATGAAGATAAATTAGTTTATCGAGTTGGTTATATAAAAGAAAAGCTATTGCAAATGTCAACTGCATTACGCGGACAGATTCCTCCAGACCTTACTGATCAAGATTTAACTGAAGATAATGCTTTTAAACAATGGATAATTGTAAATTCTATATATGATGCATCAGTTCAAGATGAAAGTAATGATGGATTTAATAGGTTGCTGTATTATTTGTTTGATAAATCTAGGGGTAATGTAGCTCGGCTTGTTAATGATTATGACATTAACATAAAAGTAAATGATGCAGGTCAATTAGAAGATATAGAGCTAGTTATTTTAGAAACTGAAACTGCTGAGGAATCTAATGATGAATAATGAGATACCGAAAAGTTTAGATGTATTTTTAGGATTATTAGGAGAAATAGATATGATTAAAAATCAAATTTCTTCTTTAGATAAAGATACTCATATAATTTTAGCTCATGACGAAGTGTCAAGTATGATGGGAAATGCTGAATGCTTTAGAATATTGAAACTTATCGAAACTTTAAATGCAAATATTTGCACATTAAACGCATCTGTTTTAAATGCAGCTGAGCATATGGCTGGTCATAATTCTGATTTAGATGAGTTAGATATAAAAAAAAATAATCAACCGCCAGAAATAATGTTAGATGATGAAGGGGTTGTTAGCAAGATGCATGAAATGCTAGAGAAAGAAATGCAAAATAAATCTACAAATAAAGAAGATAACAAAATTATAAATAATATGTTACAGTATTTTAAAGAAAGGTTTGAAGATGACCGAAAGTAACATTCTTACTCCACAACAAGTAAGTATGGCAAATGAGGCTGAGCCTCATGAAGTTTTATTAGCGATTCATAAAAGAGTAGTTGATACAGAAAAGTTAATGATTCAATATAGAACTCACGCTCAGAATATGGATGTGGAAATTGGAATGTTAAAAGAAAGATTAGAGAAGTTAGAGGAAATACAAAACAACGAAGATGAAGCATGGAAAAAAATTCATTACACTGATTGATAATGAGTAAAGAAGATATAGTTACAAAAGAGCAAGCTAAACGGCTGCGAAGAAAATTAAAAGATGGAAATTATTCGCCAGCTAAAAAAAGTCGTAAGCATAAGAAACGCACTTGGTGTGAGCAAGCAATTCAAGATATGCTTGATGAAATGAATATCTCTTATGAAATAGAGAAATCTTTAAAGTTTAAAAATACTTGGAAACATTTCGATATTAATCTTATTGATTATCCTGTTTTAATAGAAGTAGATGGAAATTATTGGCACGGTAATAAAGAAACCATGCGCAGCAGTAAACCTAATTTTATGCAATTAAAGAATAAGCAAAACGATATGATAAAAAATTGGGTTGCTAAAAACGCTGGTTATAAATTAATTCGTATTTGGGAAAAAGAAATAGAAGATGATTATGAAGGAATAAAAAATAAAATTACAAACATTATTACGGAGATTAATGATGTTAAGAAACAAACTTAAAATTATGCTTTTTACTGCACTATGTTTTGTTTTTATTTCCTGCACTGTTGATGTAAATCAACCGGTAACGGTAGAAGAAAATTATGTAATTAATGCTAAAGATATGTTTGATTCTTTAGTAAACCATATTGGATGGAGAACTAGGCATACCCGCTTGATGATGCGCGCACCAACGGATGAAGATATATCTGTGGAGTTGGCTCTTGTATCTGTATGGCAATGGACCGACAATGCAATTTTAGATGATTTAAAAGGCAATTTCACATTTAATATTTATATACTAGGAGGCCAAGATGCGGCGGTTGATGATGCTACTTTATCATATGATCATCGAACTGGCCGCGAGAAAAGATTATATTACAGTAAGGGCACTTGGGCAATACAAAGTGCTGGTGGTCCTTTAAATTATGTTTATGCGACAACTGAGGGTGGTACATGGAACGCTGATGATTTTAAATTTGATTCTTTAGAACCTTATTTTAGTAGTGGAGAAATAACAGTATTTGGAAGTCATTTAAGTTTTCTAAATGCTTCTTATACATTGGCGCCTATTGAAGAAAGGGAAAGAATAATTAATATGACACATGTTGAACATGATTAGTTTTTATTAAAGTTAACCGGTTGGTGTATATTTAGTATTACTTAGTATTATATTAAGTTACCTCCAGCTGGAGAAATGAGATGGACGGGGCAGAAAATGTACAACACATAGAAAGTACTATACAAAGTCACGTAAGTGTTTTGTTGGGTGAATATGGGTGGATGTTTTTAGCAGCTTTAGCTATTTTATTTTTTAAAACTACGATAGAATCAGTATTGGCTGGCTTGGTGGTTTTTGTAGGAAACGATTATAACAACGATGATATAGTTGTTTTAGATGGCAGACTTGGACGCATAGTAAGAGTATCAATGTGGAAGACCACTTTTTATCTTTATACTGTTAAAAAGAACCAAGATGGTAAAAGATTTATATCTGGAGGTACTAAACTTATTGTAGAAAATAATAAATTAAAAGATTTGAAAATAGAGAAGCCTTTAAGTAATTTTGATTTAGAAATGTTTAATGAGTAATAACAGTTTATTAATTATGAATTTTGTTGTATAATAAGGTAACTGATATAGGGGATATTATGGCAAAGAATAAAGCACGAAAACTTAAACGATATAAGGGAAAAAATATATCTCAATTAATAAAAATTATTGCACATCAGAATGAAAAACAAGATAAACTTTTGCAAAGAATTGAAGAGTTAGAAGAGTATATTAACTTTATTGAAGGAGTATATGTAGATGATGAAGGAGATGTTTTAATAACTGGCGCAATTTTCGAGGCCGACGATGCATTTGAGCAGATTTTGCAAGATCAATTAAGTGAAACACAAAAAGATAAGTTAGAAGAAATAAAGAAAGATAAGAAGAAGAAAGAAAAGAAACCTAAGTTACATTCGATGGATGATATTCTTAAGGTTTTTAAAGATGAGTGATGACGATAAACATATTGTAGAAGAAATAGATGGGTGGTATTTCTGGTCCGAAGATGATGGACAACACAAATACGGACCTTATAAAGATATAGAAGAAGCTCGTAATATGTTAAATAAATATTGTGTAGAAGTTTTAGGTATATAAAAGAGGCTTGACAAAACCTCTATAGTTTCTTATATTATAGATAGAATAAAAAAG